TTCTATAACATCATCCGTTCTAATTCTTGATACATATCTATTAGGAGTTTCTAATAAACTTAACAAATAAGGTACTTGGTTAAGCGAAGGTCCCGTATTAGTAGTTTTATTTATAATATTAGATTGAGCTAAATAAGGTACTTCATACCATTGACTCCCATCACTTCCTGTAACTTGAAGTATTTGAAGAAAGTTAGGATCATTTATTTCAACTGAATTAAACTTTACAGGGGCTCCAAATGAAAAGGTTGCAGTTTGTATAGTAGCAGAAATAGCTTTAACTGATTTTTTAAATAAATAATTGTTACCATCATACAAACTAATACTTACCGAACCTGTATCAGTAAAATCAACTTTTTTAGTAGTTATAAAGTTGGTTTGAGAAGAATTAGATTGTAAAGGAGTATTCTCAGGAATAATTAATGCGTAATCTAAATTAGGAGCACCATTTAAAATAGGAACTCTTTGATAAAAGTCAACTGTAGTAACGGAAGCATAAGATGCCTTAGGACGATATCCTAAAGAATAAGCCATATTTAATAAATTTTCCTTTTCTTTAGCCGTTAATACAAAGTTTTCCTGTATTTGGGTATCCGTATAGAATGACAAAACATCCCCAACATATGAAGACATTTCAATAAACATAGTACCAGGTGATGCCTCTGAAAAGTCAGTATATGTGTTCGGAAAGTAATTTTTAGCAAACTCAATAAGAGATGCTTTATATTGAAGAAAATTCTTATTTAGATAAGATATATTTTTATTTTGAGCCATTATACTAGGTTAATTGTTATAATATCGGGTTGATTAGAAAGAAGTATTCTATAATTTATTGTTACTACTAAAGTATTATCATCGGCATATGGTACTATGTCAATAGAATCTATAGCAACTTCGGGCATATATTGTTCAACCGCATTAGTTATACTACTTTTAATAATAGGAAATGTTTGCTCTGAGATTTGCTCAAATAATTGTTGTTTTAGAATTGTACCAAAATTAGGATTTTCAATTCTTTCTCCTTGAGAGGTCATTATTAGGTTTATAAGATTGTATTTGACTTGATCTCTAGTAGAATATACACTACTAAAGACACCAGGAGCACTAAAAGGTAATGCAACCCCAATAGCAGTATTAATTTGGAAATCTCTAGGATCAACTCTATTACTTCTTATATAAGCCATTATTGAACGTTTCTAAAATTGTTTAAATCAGCTGGGTTGTTTCTCATATCATTTGCTACTTGTTTAAGCATGTCTTGATATACATTTTGTTTTGCTTGGAATGTTGTTGGAGCAGCTACAGGTGGTGCTTCAATACCCATTTGATCCATTAATGTTTGGCGAATAGTTTCTTTACTAGCAGCAGGATTGATGTTACTAGAATTAAAATTCATAGTAGGCCAAGCATCATTACCTGAATTGGATTGGACTTGAGTGTAAGGCAACCCCATAGAGATGGATTCATTAATTTTTTGTTTACCTAATTCGGCTAATTCTTCCTTAAGAACTTCTCTTACGGCTTCTTTAATAAGGGTTTTTAATTCATTTGTTTTCATGTCTATAAATATTAAGCTTCAAGATTTCGTTTATCGATTTCTAATTTTAATTCTTCAATAAGTACATTAGGATCTAATGTAAATGACGGGGTAGATTGTAATACTACAAACCCACTTCGATCTAAGGCAACAGCATATCTACGTTTATTACCTGCTACTACAAATTTAGGATTATCTTCTTCAAGTATAGAGAAAGTAAATCCATTATATACAGCCCCCGCTACGGGTCCTAAGCCACTATCTGCTACTACTATTAAGTCACGTACTTCTTCTGGGGATAAATCTTGTAAATCTGCTTGTTCTAAAGCATTATTTAAAGGAAGTAGTCTAGAACGTTCATAAGCAATACTAGTAATAAAACTTTGAAGTGTAGCTAAAGATACTTGTAGTAAAATACTTACAGATAATAATATAGGATTAAATTTAGCTAATATTCGAGAAGCAATTATACCAATAGTAGCTATTTGATATGGTGATGTAGGTAAAGCAGCCGCAATATTTAATAATAATGTAAGAATATTCACTACGGTACTCATTGTTTGAATAACTTGTTCAAAACTTTTCACCTGATTTTCGGCTGCTTCTAAAGTAGCTAGAGCGGCATCTCGTGATATTTTTGCTTTTTGAATATCTGCTTTGGTTGTCGCCGCCTGTATAGTTTCATTAGTCTTATCTACTAATGCGCTTAATTGAGAAACGGTATCTGATAATCGAGTAACATATATGTTTAATATTCTTCCAAATACAAATACAATAGCTACAGGGCCTGCGGCTTTAATAGCTTTTTTTAAGCCGGCTTTTAATTTAGCTTTATTTAATTTTATTCTTTTCTTTCCGTTTTTTACTTTTAATTTAGAAAGTAATTTTTGCTGTTCGGCTTTTTGTTTTAATGTTCGCCTAGTAAGTAAAACATTAAGTTGCTCTTGTATTACAATAATACGCTTTTTAGCACCATCTAAAGCTTTCTTAGCTTTTTCTAATTCTTGTTGAGCTTTTCTTTCTAATTTTTTAGCCTCATCTTTATATTTTTTTATTTCCTTATTTCTCTCCTCGGGTGATAAAAGACTAAGGGCACCACCTATGCCTGAACCTATAGCAGCTCCAGCAGCAGCGGCACCGGCTGCGCCTCCTTGAATAGCAGCTCCGGCATTATTAACAGAAGAAGCAAGACTACTAGCAGCATTAGCTACACCAGCAACAGCACTAGCTGCTAATGCTTGAATAGCCATAGTTGCTACTTTAGCTTTATTATATAAAGATTCTGCTTTAGCATACTGTGCTTGAGCAGCTTCAGATATTTTTTTAGCTTCATCTAGAGCCTTCTTAGCGGCTGCTATTTTATCTTTAGTAGTAATTTCAGCCATTATGTTGTATATGTTACTTTAGATATTAGACTTTCATTTGTTATTCTTGTACTTAATGCCTCTACAGAACTTTGAAGAGCATTAGCAGCGTCATTTACTGTTTGAAGAATAGTTCCTTCAGGCGCGGAGAATGTAGGACCTATAATAGAAGCAAATGTACTTAAAGCTACTGTTAAATCGGAAAGCCATTCTTGAAGCTGTAATCCTAAAACTAAAGGTTGAGGACTTGTTGAATTATTACTAAAAGGACCTAAATATATTTGATTATCCTGCATTGTTAACCCAACATTAGCGCTTTGCATGTATATGGGACCTTGTGAATACAATTCAATACCAGTTTTACCAAACATTAAAATTTCATCTGATTTAGAAGAAATTATAGTTCTATCGGCGTTTATTACAACTTGCGGACTTGTGTAATCAGCTAAGTTAATAGGGTTAGTTATGCTACTTAAAGCAATATTTCCTATATTTAAAGGTATAGATTGATCTGATGTTAAATAAATAGAGGATCCATCTAAATTGATGTTTTCAACATTTAATTCCGAACCAGGTAATTTATAATTATGTTTATTAGAAAGGAGTATAATAGGGTTACTAGCTAATTCAACTGGATTAGTAGACCAGGGAGATAAATCAACATTTCCTGCTTTATTTGTACTTCCAAAGCGAATTGAATTTCCAAATCGACCTTCTAATATATAATCACCTTCAAATGTTTGTAAACCTCTAAATTCACCATCTTCAATAAATGAATTATAAAGTATATTTTTATCTTCATCTAAGAATAATCCGTTAAATTGCGGACTATTCCAAGCATTGATAGGACTTTGGTAGTATGTCTCATTTGTTTTATTAGTTATTGGGGAGGGCGCAGAAGGTAAATCCATCAATAACACTATTTCTCCGGGTAAAGGAAAATATTTTTGATTAGGATAAAAAGGAAGAGCCGTATTAAGCGTACTTATAAACTCATCCGTTAAATCTTTTAAAGAAATTTCAATATCTTCTCTATATTCTTGATAAACAATAGTACCTATACCACCCCAACCACCATTATCTTCCCATATTTTTTTAGGAACGCTAGAAGGACTTAACATAACAGCATAAACCTTACCAACTTTATACCCCTGAGGGGTTTGGTAGTTGTTATTCCCCATATTAGCCGTAATAGGAGCTAAACCATCTCTTACTCTCATAGTTACTCTGCTTTAGGTCCGTTAATAGTACCTCCGATTTCGTTTACCGCTGAGAATAGTTGTTGTTTTTCTGCTTCGCTTAAAATCATATGAGCAGCTTCATCTGAAGAAGAAGTATTCATAGCGCGTTGTACTATACTAGCCAATTTAATTAATTGGTCATCATTCTTTACGCTTATATTAAGATGTTCGGCGATTAAAGGAACAATCATAAGAGCTGATTGAGAATTAGTAACTAATGGTTTTAATGTCTCAATTAATTCTTTGATTTGTTTTTCCTTCTCTTTTGAGTTATTATAAATGTCCTTGAGTAAATCAGAAAATTTCTTATTACCCCACATTACTTGTTCAAAATCCATAATTATTTTTGGTTATAAATATAAAAGCTATAAAACTCTATATTCTTACATATCCGTCTGAATAATACTGGCTGTATAGCTCAACGTAAGTGACTTTTAATTTCTTGATAATTTTAGTGATCTGGGGAGTATCGACATCTACTATTTCACGGATGTATATGTAAAGTGCTTTTTTATTAAATATATCTAGCGATTCACATTTACGAAACAGTTCAACAATAGCGTCTGCTGTTTTAGCATCAAGGTCTTTAGGAAATAATCTATTAAGATGTTTATCAATATATTTGATATACAAACCCATAAATTCACTTACGCTATAATCTTTACCGTAATAATCGTTTATAATTTCTTCTTTAATAGTTTTATCCTCATCTACTTCAAGTAAGTCACCTTTGTTTTGAAGTTTTTGATAATTTTTCTTATTTTTAAGAATTAAATAACGTTTAGTAATGGTTCCAAAATAGGAATATGCTTTACCTTTTTCCGGTTTATATAATCTAAGTTTTTCAAGTAAAAAAGCAATTACTTCCTGCTGCACATCTTCTATAGATTCACCATCAGTATAGTAAAACTTAAAAGTATGTATAATATTTTGTGTTAATTTAAAGAACCCATATTCTATACGCTCACGATACACCTTATCTCTAAAGTCCTGGTTAGTTGAAGCTACATATTCTAAAATAGCATTTTGAGTATCTTCAGTAAAGTAAGTATTGGATGTTTTGGGTTTACGTTTACGAGGCTGACCAGATTTGGTCAGCTCGATAACGGGTATATTAGTTTCTAGTTCCATTAAGGTTAAAGTCGTTTAGTTCATTCTGAAGTGTTTTAATGCTTTCGAAAAACCATCCTATTTCATCATCAGATTGAAATGTTCCCTTGTCATCAATTTCTCCCAATCTTCTATTAGTAACATCAACAGCATTAGAAAACTGTTGGATGTATCTATCTTGACCATCAACCATTTTCTCTAGTGTCTCTACTTTTTTAAATAAGTTATAGGAAGTATAACCTAATACACCTGCTAAGAGGATTAATATAACAATAAAGGTAATCATATTTAGTAATTCATTTCGTCATTCTCGATAGAGATAGTATCTCTTAAGCTAGCTACAGCTTCTCTCATGTCTCTAAAGGCACCAGCGATAACACTCATATCTTCACTACGGCTAATTGCGCTCTCTAAAGCAGCAACTTTGTGATCAATTTTTTCACATTTTTTAAGGGCTTGTTCTTTGTATTTCATTTTTTTATTATTTATAAGGTTTAATTTAATATACGAAGCGGAGTTGGAGCAACCACGTTTTTCCCAAATTATTTTTAGGAGCAGCAGACACAATACATCATCAATAAATACATATATACAAGACGATGTAAGACAAAAAAACCCGCCTTTTTAGGGACGGGTTAATTTATTTAATCTCCACAATAATTGCTATGAGTTGTACTTGTAACTAAACCTGTTGGGTTTGTGAAAATACCACTATATGTTTGTTGATTACAGTCAAAACTACCTTCAACCAAATAATGATCAGTTTGGTAAAATGGATTTGTTAAACCTATATTGGTGTATAAATACACTCCAACTTGTATTGAAGGTGAAGATGAATATAATGTAGGCACCACTCCCGCACAACAGCTTGTAAATGAAAAACTATATACTGTTGGAGGTGATGCAGATGGTGTAGGCGTTGGGGTTCTTGTTGGTGTTATACTAATTGTTGGGGTTCTTGTTGGTGTTATACTAATTGTAGGCGTTACACTAGGTGTTCTACTAATTGATATTGTTGGTGTTACACTTGGTGTAACGGTTATACTTGGTGTAACGGTTATACTTGGTATTGTAGATACTATAGGAGCTGTTCCTCCTCCTACGCCGAAGTTACCTTGCGCCAGGGTAGACTCGTAGGCGTTGATTTCTGTTAGGTATTTTTGCTTGACTTCCATTATAGGGCGTCCTACATTGTCATACCTATTAACAAAGTGTTGCCATAACCCAGGATTGTTAACTAAATTCATTTTTTAGTTTGTAGTTCACGCTTAATTTCTCTTAATATTTCATTTACACTAATTTTTTTAACTTTATATGTAAACGCATTTTTGTCAATTAATGAGTCAAGAACTTTTTCCTCCACATCGGTAGATGCTATGTAGATACATTTATCCTCATCTTCCGTCTCTGGTACGTCAACAAAGCTACTTTGGTCTAAACCAAATCCAGATCCTATTTGAGATAGGACTTTATTCATACGATTAATAAATGCTGCTTTGTCTTTGTCTTGTAGGATATATTCTGCCATGTAGTTAATTTTATAATAAATATGCTGATATAATATAAATATATGAGACCGTATAAAATTTACGCTATACCTGCGCTATTTTCGGCGATAATACTAAGTACAGTACGCTCGGCGAGAGGTAAAGTAACCGCGAACCCTTCTTTATTTAACCAATAATCACTTAAAGCATTATGAACTAAACGCTCTATAGCTAAAGGTGATTTACATGGGAAAGCATTCGATACATACCAGGGAACAATTACTCCGGTAGCGCCGTTTATTTCCTTAACTCGCTCTTGTGGCGTGCGATCCGTATATCCAATTTTACAAATGCCGGGTTGATTTTTATTCTCCAAGATATAGATATATCCTTCATCAATAGCTAATTTAGCGTTAAACGATATTTTCTTAATCCAATATTGAATTTCTTCCCAACCATCGTTGCCCTCAACCGGCGTTAGCGTATATGCGTTGGCGATAGTGCAAGGTATTCCCTCTGGTTTTAAATAGTAGTGTTCTTGAGCTTCCTCTATGGAAATGCGTTTGAATTTTTCTTTACTCATCTTTAATTACTAAATATGGAACGTCGTCTTGAGTATGGCGTAATTCTCCTTCTGCCATTATTTTTTTAAAATATTCCGGATAAAGCGGACCGGCCCATTCTATTGTTGCGTTCATGTATATTATCATCTTATTTCTTTTTAAATTCTCCAAACTCTTTTTGGATAACATCTACCTTATCCGATAAGTAGTCTTTACTAGCTAACCATTCAAATACCTCACTATAACTTCTTTCTTTTGCTATTTCATAACCAATTATAAAGTAATGTTCAGCAACTTCGGTTAGTTGTTTAGTTGGTAATCCTTTTCCATTAAGTAATTTTTCAAATTCCTTTTCTGCTTCTTCAAGTGTTTCTTGTGGTTCAGTTTCTTCATCATACAATCCTAAATCCTCATCTGCTTTCATCATATTAACTAAGGCTTGTTTAACTAATCTAGCATTTATCTTCTCCCATTCTTCAAACGATAAGTCTGCCCTTGGATTTAATTTAATGAACTCTTTGTATTGTGATTCTAGTGTTGACATAATTTATTTTTTAATTACTACTTGTCTTATTCTATCAAATAACTCTTCTAGGTCTTTTGCCGAATCAACTGACCATTTCTCTGTTTTTAATACAAAAAAACAATCATTATCTCTATCAATTCCTATACTTGAGTGTGCTTTTATCTCTAAAAATTCATAGTCGTCTTGATCTGATAGACAATTGGCGTCTTGTGAGAAACTAAATGATGCGTGTTCTAATAATATACCTTGTTCTTCCATAGTTCTTATTTTCATGCTCTAAATATACGAATAGTCTTTTTATAATCCACACTCTCGTATATACGTTTCGGCTTTGAAAGAAATTTTGTAGAGAGAAGGAGTTCACCCCCTCGGATTTTGCGGCGAAAGGGGTTATAATGATTTTTATGGTATATTTGTATATATGAAATGCGCGGGCGGGTTTTTGTCGTTTATCTGTAGAGCCGGGGCCTTCTCACATTTTTGTAGCGCGGCGTCGATGGACCGCAATTACCGTGGGGCCATTTCGCCGTCGCAGCGCGCGCGCAGCGCTAGCGGATCAGAACAGGCCTCCCTCCCTCCAGAGCCCCAGATCCCGCGATCTTTTTTATCGCAGACCACAGCCGGTCAGGCTCCCGCGTGTCCTTTGCTTCAGGTAGGTCAGCGCGCGTAAGATTAACGAAGGCGACCATTTGGCCGCCTCTGTTGTATTGTGTGTTGTTGTTTAGTGTATGCGCGTATCCTACTAAGTGAACGCTATAGCTGTTACTACTGCTGATATCCATACTATAATGAATATGCCTGCATTTATGTCTTGTCTTTTCATAGCGTTATTGCTTTAGCATGTTTAATTTTTCAATCGTACGTAAGGCATCTTCTTCATCGCACACTGGTATCATTTGGTTTTCTCCTAACACATACCATCCGTCGTATCGTTCTTCTGTTCTTAATTCGCCTGTTAAATCGAATTCTTCTCCGTCTGTAAATTTTAATTTTGACATAGCCGTTTTATTTTTGTTTAGTTAAACTTTGGAACATTAAAAATTTGATCCAACTTAATATTCCTACTCCAACCCATAATAAGATAATTTCCATAACCGTTTTTTGTTTTAATTGTTGTTTTTATGTTTTAAACTCTGATATAAAATTAAGGAAGGAGGTTTATACCTCCAACCTTTTTTTAATTTGTTTTTTAATTAAATAAAATCAAATATTTCATTTAAACCTTCTTCATCACTTTTTAAATGTTCTTTAGATTCTATTTCAAACATTTCTCTTACACTTTCAATATTTGTAAATAAAACATCATCTTCACTTAATATTTCATTTATTAATTCTATTTCATTTTCGTTTAATTGTTTGTTGTAAATTTTTCTTACACTACCTAAACTAGAATCATAAATAAAACCGTAAACATTTTCTTTAAATACTAACATAACTTTAATTTTTTAATTATTAATTTATTTTAACTTTGATATAAATGTATAAACAAATTATAACATAACAAAACATAATTACAATTACTTTTCATTTTCTTTTAAATGTTTTTTATAGCCGATCCATATCCCAATAAGCACTATAATGTTCATCCCAAATGAGGCTATTATCTCATGTATGTCCTTATAGATGTTCATTGTAAGATGGACATGCCCTACCACCCAAAATGGCACCGCCAGATTCTCAGCGATCCAGACGATCAAAAATGTAATAAATGTCTTGTACTTCATGGCTATAAATAGAGGCGGCTTACCATTTCTGATAAGCCGTCTCAAAACAACATTAAAAAATTAAAGCATAACTACCTGATTATGTCTAGATCATCAGTAGGTATTTCAATTAGGTCGCCTTGCATGTTGTAACAAGACCACTCTTCACTATATTCATCAAACAAGTATCTGTATTCTATTCCTGAGTCCTCTGATCCAGAGCTAGGTAAGTATTCATAAATGGTTGTTTGCTGTTGTTCTTGATTTGATTCATTTCTATCTCGTCCGTAGAAGATAGTGTCTTCAATTGTAGTAGCTAATGAACTCATGTTACCAAAAGAAAGCAAATTAATTACGTCCTCAGGTCTGTCATAATATTCTCTTAATAGTCTACCTACACCAGAAGGATATCCATCGTGATGGCAGTACACAAAAAAAACCTGTTTATCCTCCTTAAGAGTCCCAATGTATGATCTTGTTGACATAATTATACTGCTATAAAATTAGGCATACCAAAAATACTTGGATCAATTATCATTTCAGTTGGTCTAGACACCTGCACTGCTTTAACCTCATTATTGAACACTTGTGTTTTAATAAACGAGGCAACTAATTTTTGAATTGGAAATGGGCAATTTTTAACTGCTACTCCATTGTACGTCCAATAACCGTTTTTAATTTTAATTTTTGCTTTCATGTTTTAATGTTTTGTTGTTGTTAAACTCTGCTATAAAGATACGGTAGGGCTTTCGCCCCACCAAATCTATTTAATTAAGCTTCACCCATTGTGCCAAACATTTTCTTTAGCATTTCAGTTGCTTCAGCTGGTACATCGTCTTTATTATCATCTGGTTCGCCTTTAGTTTCCATATGATGTTCAAACAACATATAAGTGACCATTTTAAGCACCTCATCTAGTTGAGGGCTCTGTAAGGCGGCATTAGCTAATGCTTCTGATATACCTCCTAATGTACCTTCTACTTTAAGAGACGTTACACCGTCTTTTACTGTTAAATGAAACAAACAGTCTTCTAATACGTTCTCGTCTGTTTCTGGGTTTTGATTTTCATTCATGTCTTTAATTTTTTAATTGTTATTACTTTGCTATAAAATTAAGAAAGGAGGTTTACACCTCCAATCTTTTTTCAAATTACTTTAAATTACATATCAAAATTATCTTGTATGTCATTTTCTTCTTTACATTCAATTAATACAACTTTCTCAAACATATCTTCATCATCATCATCTACACCAACATACATTTCAAAATCATCTAAAATTTCGTCTTCACCAAATTCCATCTTATATGTCCAATCAGTATGGTCAACATATTCTAAAATTACTCTCTGGTCAGGATTACACTTACTTAATCTGTCAATTAATTCTTTTACGGTCATGTTTTTAATTTTTAATGTTATTATTATTTTAACTCTTATATAAAGATACGAATAAATTATAACACAACAAAACAAAACATAAATTAATTCAAATAAAGACGTTGATGATTATATGCCGCTATAAGGTTAGTGTCAGCTAGGACACCATACTGTTCTTTTATCTGGGCATGGATCTTCTCTGGCGCGCGCGTGGCTCCAAGGCACTCACCCAACTGACGGGCAAATGTGTCGTTCGATTCGTCTACTGATGCTTGATCAAATGTCTCTACCTTACAATAAAATGCCTCACTAACTTCAGACACAAACATCCCGCTATAAAAACCCTTCAGCCCATGTCTGTCAACAAACTGATCGGCATTACACCAGATAAAAATATTATTGTCCTTCTGGCTTAGTGCCTCAACTAAATCAGATCCAACAGCATAACCGTTAAATCGATTCTCAATCGGAAACCGCCCCATAGAAAATAGACCGCCGGGGCTCCCATGCCCCATCATCATCACTTGATCGTGCGTCTGGATTGCCTGAATTAATTCTTGCTGGTTCAGGCCCCCAGTCACTAGAGTGACATCGTCTAGGCCCCCATAGATAGGCTTAAGAAAATCAGTTGATTTGTCTTTTGGGTGTATAACTAATGTTTTCATTTTTTTAATGTTTAAATTAGGCTATAAATGTACGACACAAAAATGTCCCAACCACGTTAGGACAAAAAAAGCGCCGAAGCGCTTTATTTATTCTACTACATCACAGAGACCTTGGGATAAGATATGATCATAAAGTAAATCCATTTTACCTGAAAACGAAAATAACCCTAAATACCCCTGGGACATAAATTCTGAAATGAACCCATCTGTCAATTGATCCAAACTTACATGACCATAATTGTCAGCAAAATAACTTCTAATTTCATTAATGTTTTCCATAACCTTAATTTTTAATTGTTGTTTTAAAATCTGCTATAAAGATACGAACCATATCTCATGTAGACAAAAAAAGCGCCGAAGCGCTTTAATTAATTAATGTTTTTGAATTTATTTCTAAAATTCGTCTTTTATACCTTGTTTAAACATCCCTACAGTAAGGTCTTCAATCTGCATATCGGGATCCCCTGTTTTATTTCTCATAAATTCTAATTCATCCTCTGGTGAAGATATAGTCATAACTTCATTAGTAATTTCTTCAGCATCATCATATCCTAAACTCCTAATTACTTCAATAACTTTATCCTTATTATAGAAGTAATCAATCATTCCATCTTCATCTTCTTCAGGGTAAAATAAAAACCCTAATGATTGTTGATTATCTAAATTTTCGGTAATAATACCTGCTAGTTTTTGAAGGCGAGCTGCCTCAGTAATAAATTGTTTTTTCATAATTTTAATTGTTATTTGTTATAAATATTGGGTAAAGATACAAAATATATCTCGTCCAAACAAAAAAAAGCGCCGAAGCGCTTTATTTATTCTTCTACACCACACAAATCTTGTGACAAAATGTAATCATACAAACAATCCATTTGCTTTTCAAACCACAAACTGGCTATATAATCTTGATTTAAAAATGCATTAATAGTATCATCTGGTAACATCCCTAAATCAACGTATGGATATTCATTTCTGAAATGTTCTCTAACGTCATTTATTTTTTCCTGATTTTCTTCATCAAAATCTCTTTGATTCATTCTAAATGTTTCTCTATAAGTCATAACGTTTATTTTAACATTTCTCTTAATTGATCAAGCATTGCTTTCAAATCAAGCTCACTAGTGTCCTCTTTCTGGTCCAATACCTCATTCATAGCACGTTTAGTCATTCTTTCAATGTCATCCTCTACTGAGTATTCATCAAAAATGTGCTTTAAGGTGCCGGCAATTGATTTTTTAGTTGCCTCACACCCAGACGTCTGAAGAACACCAGTTAAAATTGCTAATAAACCTGCTCTTTGGTGTCCTTTGTTTACAATGTCTTTTACTTCCTTACCTAAAAGTTCTTTAATTCCTTCCATGATTTAATTTTTTAAATGTTATTGTTTATTTTAACTCTGCTATAAAATTACGAATTGTATTTCTATAAACCAAATATAGACAAAAAAAAAGCGCCGAAGCGCTTTAATTTAGATCTAATTTAATTAGTTTATTCCTTATAAATACATTTCATAAATCTCTAGTACACCTTCCCCATCAACAATAAATGGATCTTCCTCTGATACAAAACCAAATTTACCATTATCATAAATCATGAACTTATCTACTTCAACTCGTTCAATGTTAAATCCATTTTCAATTAATTCCTTAAATGCTTTTTCTACTAACATAACTTTTATTTTTAAATTATTAATTTTTCTTATGCTATAAAGATACGAAACATAACTCGTGTAGACAAAAAAAAGCGCCGAAGCGCTTTAATTAATTATTTGGATCGACCTCGCCTAACGGCATTAAATGCTCCTCCAGTGTCTCTCTAATGTAATCCAGATCCACATCTACATGTTCTAATTCAATTTCGTTTCCATTCAAACTGAACTCAGCAGTGCTTTTATCTACTACATCGGGGTAATTGCTTCTAGAAAGAACATTCATTGCCTCTTCGATTGCGGCCCCAATGTCTGTTACGGTAACAGTTTTACCTGTCAAATCATACATTTCAACCATTTCAATTAAACGAACAACGTCGTCTTTAGCAAAAATAGAACTCTCAGAATTCAATACACGGTTTAATACATCTTGTTTTTTCATAACCTTAATTTTTAAATTTAATTGTTAATTGTTGTTTTTAACTCTGCTATAAAATTAATACCCTTCTACCCGCCAACCAAGTTTTTTTCAATTTATTTTCGCTTTGTTTTATTGTGTATTTTTTTTATTCTTTAAATTGGCATAAAGGTACGAAAAATTTCTGATATATCCTAGTAAAACAAAAATTGCTTATGAACAATTACGAACAAAAATATCGTGTACGACAAAAAAAGACCCAACATTTCTGTCGGGTCTCTCCTCATGAGTGGGTCTGGATGGCGTTTACACCGCCAGAGCTGGTCTCCCTCGTCTGATGGTCTCACCATTTGCCTTGCGTGCCTCAAAAGCAGCTAGTCGTTGTTGACGAGCACTTGCTGTGTTGACACGACGGCCTTTTTGGACTGGTCCCTCTAGCTCAAGAACCGCTCTGGCAGCTAATCTGGCTTGGCGGGCGCTACCCAAATTAATTTTACGTCCACGAGCTTTAGTCTCACTTGTGTGGGCGTCTAACAGCGCTTGAAGAGCTTCTGTTTTCATTTGATGTGCTGGGCGTTCTGTTTTGATACCCATTTCTTTTACTGTTGCAATGATTTCATTACGTGTCATAACCTTTAAATTTTAATATTAATATTATTTTTTAACTCTGCTATAAAATTACGACACAAAAATAACGTAACCAAATTATTAGCAAAAAAAGTTGTGAACAAAAAAAAATATTACGGTCTTACCACATAATAGATAAACCAAAAAAACCAAATGCGATTTGGACCATATGGACATCATCGTCTAGATCAAAATTCTCATCTACGTCGCCAGCGACATATTGTATTCCAAAAAGCAATCCATAAACGGGAAACGGTACGATAATAGGCATATAAAATTTATTTTATGTTTAATATAATATACAAAAAAAACGTGAGGTAACCAAATTTGTCGCCGAAATTGCATTGGCATCGAGAATCTCTATCGAAACGCGACAAAAACAAGACTCCCGCGGGTGAAAAAAACTAAATCGCGACAAAAACACAACATGACATCGAGAAGCTCTATCGTTATGTTGCGTTCTGTCGTATATACGTTTTGGTTTTGAAAGAAACGGAACGGAGTGGGGCGGGGATTTGCCCCTACACCACAAACCACAATACCCATTATCATATAGCATTCCATATACTATAATATGTTTGCTACAAAAAAAACACTAACACACAAACTGTTTGATATACTTATATCTTGTTATACAAACGTTACCATCTCACTTAAGCAACAAAAAAACCGCGTGTATTGCGCAAAATTATGCGATATTTTCAATGAACTCCAATTATACATGGCGTTGTGTACAACAAAAAAACAATGCGTTAAACAAAAAAATGTGTATGTTGTAAAAAAAAGCACCCGGTACCCTATTCTATCCTAACCCCATTATCGTCCAACTCGAACAACCACATGAATCTCAGTCCATTTGTTATTCTATTCTCCACCGTGACCCAGTCTTGTTGTTTAATAGCGAATTCGAATTGTTGTTTTTGCCATTTATTATTTTGATGTGGTGCTTCAACCAAATCCCGTCGCGGTATGTCGATTATATATTGCTTACCCTTATACACAATTCTTTCTGTATCCGTTTTAGTTGTCTGAGTCATATTTTGTTTATTTTATCCATTCGTTCATTCCATTCTCCATCGCCTCAACTATTGTTTGAGTAGGATTGTTTTTTAGTGAGTTTAGTGCCGACCAAATTACTTCTGTCTCTAAACCATATTTTTTGGCTTCTTGAAGTATAGGATGTATTGCTTTGATTTCGTCCATAACCATTTGTTTTAAATTATTTGATGTTGTGGTAGGAATCGAACCTACTATCTCCCTTTCGATCGGTGCGTATGCCAATACGCCTCACAACAGACCTTACAATGTAAGAGAATATGTAACAATTATTTTTATTTAGTAAATCGTCCCTGATGAACCT